TTGAGTGGACAAAGTTAGGTGAGCATCCAGATGCAAACGATCTCCTACATGGCAACAGATCTCCATTGGAAGTGATGTAAGGTATCTTAATGCTGTGACCTATCTGACCAAGACCACGGATGGTACTGCGTACAGTGATGTTCTTCTGCCTCCACACTTCATACAACACTGGGAATCCTGAGGGAGTTGTCCAACGTGTACATGTCTCACCTGTTGATAAGATATGGTCAGTCATCTTCTGTATAAACTTCATGGTCTTTAAGGGTCCTACGCATGTGTCATTGATTGCAAGTATTAATTGCTTTGACAGAGGGGTACAGTCATCTTCAGTGATATTGTACATCTTATCATAGCCTTCAACCTTACAGTCGTAGTACATGTTAGCAGCTATCTTTTTCTGACCAGCTGAGTAAGCCCTTGTCATGGAGCCACGCTTAGCTATCCCTTTCCTGATAGCTTTCATTGGTATGTTACGTTCAGCAAACCACTCAGGCATCCTGTCGATAAGACGTTTAGCCACTTGAACATAGAAGTCTTTCTGTATTTCGCTTGGTACTAGGGACACAAGCTCACCAGCTTCTTTGTCTTTAGAGATAGCTGCCAGATGTTGCCAACCATTATTACTCCCGTCAACCGGGATAGGTGTACGACTCATGTGTACTTTATTATTTAGTACAGCATTGTTATAACCTGCCACATCTAAGCAACATGCAAGAAAGCTAACGGGCTTTTCTGCTTCTGTCCTGAAGCTTTGTCCATCCGCTAATCGGTTTATCCAAGTCAGGTTGTTTAGGGTCCACAACTCTCGATCCTTTAGGGTCATCTTGTCTACTGAGATTGTGGATAATCCTTCGTCTTGAAGATAAGTTTTGTAGTCCGCTGTCGCCCATTCGGGTAGTTCCTCCAGTTCATATGATTGATTATAAGAACAAGCTGTATGTATGCACAACCACTTGTATCCCTCAGTGTCCATAGCTTTTGCATAAGCAAACTCAAAGAGTCCTTTAGATACATCAGACCCTTGGAAGTTTAGGAATGGCTCAGTGTAGTACACACGTCCACGATAGTCACACTCTACCATCTGATAGAAGTCACGTAGTCCTATGGCATGTACCTTAGCCATGACAAACTTCATCTCTATAGCTTTTGATTTAGCTTTTATAGACTCATCTTCAAGATCTATGAACAATCCTAGGTTAGTCTCTAAGGCTTTGGCAACTGTACTGTTGAGTCTCCAAGGTGTTTGCTGTAGCTTGTTAAGGGCAGTGATAAAAGGTGCTCCTATAAGCTGCTTAAAGTCTTCCTCTGAACTCATACGTTTAATGTATGGCCTCTTGGTGAACTCATTACGCAATGACACGATGTCTTTTGGTGGTGTAAAGGACGTACCTATAAGCGTACTCCTTACATACTCAGGTGGTAGGTCTCCAAGGGTAGCCCATGTGCTTAGCAACTGTATAATGTACGGTGCACGAAACCCTTTGTACTCTCTTTCAATATGGATATAACCCAGTTGAAAGAAAGCTTCTAGGTATAGGTCACCTACTGCTAAAATCTCTTGATGGTTAGTGTTTAGTACACCTAAAGCAGACAGCACCTGTAAGCCTATCACAGACGATGTGACGGTTAGTTTAAAGGGGCTAGCTGATGACCTTCGGGACTTCTGATAAGCTGCCACAGCACCTGCTACGGCCCTTACAGATAGCTTCTCGTAGCTACATCCATATGGGATCATTGAAGAGATCAATCTGGCCCCTTCTGGGGGCCTCCCACGGAAGGTATTACCCTCACATCTTTCCTTGATATACTCTGTTATCTTTTCTATACCACCTGAGTTATCCAGTGTACTCGAGGAAGTCCTCTTGTCCTCTGAGTCGGTTGGTTCTGGTGTCGTAGTATGCTGAACCACAGTCTCCAGTTCGTCCTGTGAATCGTGACTTAAGTACTCGGAGTTTAATTGTGTTTCTTTCATCTTCATCTTCTGCCACTAAGTTACGAGAGAATGTAATTATATCAAAGCTGATCTGTTTAATCGAGCCTGAACCTTTGATGTCATCAATAGATGAGAGGTGTCCCTCTTCGAAGGACCTACCTTGTGACTTCCTAAGGTGACTGATTAACCCCAGCCATACGTTATGCTTCTTGACTATCTTAAGTAAGTCAGACATGACTGAATCTATGGCTTCGTTACCTGTCTTTCCATCAGCCCCTTCAGATACAGCGATGGTGATATGATCAAGAATGATATACTGGCAGCCAAGCAAGCAAAGATTTTCGATTTGGTCAATGAGGCTAGAATCTGAAACAGCTCCATTGTGGTCAAGTAATATGAGACGTTCATTTCCAAATACTCTTTCAAATGCTTTACGCTCTTGCTCAACAGTCGGGTCTGGAGGAGTAAACATCTTGATAAATTTCTCTGCAGAATCTCCAATACTTTCTTCAAGAGATACAAGCCCAATGCTTTCATCTGTATTATCCTCCAATTCTAGTATGATCTCTTTGATCATTGTTGATTTACCTGAACCAGTTCCAGATGTGAATAAGACTATCTCACCCTTACGCATACCATCTAGCTTATCGTTAAGACCTTCAAGACACTTAGGGTATGGGATAGACTCAACAGATTTACGTTCAACGTATGCCTCCCAGATAGCTTCACCACGTACAATAGCTGCAGGTGTGTAGCTTCTTGCACTGAACACAGAGCTTATGATCTCAGATGGGTTAGCTATCAGAGCATCACAGGGATCATTGGAAGACAGGGATGCTACTTTAGTTTTATCCCAACCAATTATCTTAGCTGCTTCTGCTACTGCTTTTTCACCAGCTTCATCTTGATCAAACATTAAGATGACTTCCTTGAACGATCGTAACCAATCTCTGTTAGCTACAAGTATCTTCATGTTAGATGAGGATGGTAGGGATACTACAGGGTATACTTTCTTGTACTTGTTAAGCATAGCTTGCTGTACTGCAATAGCGTCCAGCTCACCCTCAGTTATGATCACCTTGAAACCACCGGGTTGGAACTTAGACTGACCAAACAGTTCAAGCTTAGCGTTCTTAAGGTCACCTACAACTCGGAACTCTTTAGGTAAAGTTCTTTTCTTGTATGCAACCACCTTACCTTTAACTGTGTATGGGTAGTAGTGTGCATTAATTGTTCCGTTAGAATCGTAAGACACTTTCATATCATACTCATCACATGCAGTCTTAGTAAGACCACGTTCACGTACACCTGCACTATCATAGTTGTTTATATCTTGAAGTGAATCGCCACTCATATCATACTCTCGTTCGGTATTGGGGTTAAACTTTGACACGACTGTGTCATCATATTGATCTAGGAATGCTGGCTTATTACATGCAAAACATTTACCTCTTCCATTGGACCATAGTGCTACTGCATCTGAAGACCCACAATGTACACATGGGTAGTGCTTAGTGAATGTTGCACCCATCAGTTCCACCTGCTTTCTTTTAAGGATTTAGTATCAGTACGTCTGGTACTTGCTTTAGACTTAGCGTCAAGTCTCTGTTGCTTCTTCTCCTTTGGTTTCAATAAGTAATCTTCCACTTCTGTAGATTTCGTCAAGTCTTGTTTTTGTTTCATTTGTTATTGCTTCTTTTGGAATGAACTTAATTGCACCTATCTGTCTGTTTAAATACAGAGGCACACCTAACAGGCATTTCTCTGTAAGAACATCTAAGTACCATTGAACTTTACACTCTGCTGCTGACAAGCCACCTCTTGTTTCAAACAATTGAATGATCTCGTAAGACAATTCAGAACCATTAGTTTTTAGTTCATTGATATGTTTGGAGGAGCTTGTATACGATTTCCAGTTAGACTCTTTGTCTCTTTTGGTTTTCTTATATGAATGGAACTGCTTCTTACCTATGTACCTTATGGGGTTACCATCGGGTACAGATACAGTTATAAGATATATGAAACCAAAGTAATCGTCAACAACAAATGGATCTCCTTTGTAGTCCCAGTGTCCTAAGGGTTTACTCATTAACAAATACCTCTTCAATAGTTAACCTACGAAACCCATCCCAATTCCTGCGCATGTACAGTAAGTTAAAGCAGGTCTCAAGCTTAGGTTTCCAATCACGTGGATGATGGTCACGCCATGTGTTAGCAACAGTCTCAATCATATCTTTTGTCGGTACATCTTTTAAAATCTTCTCAGCTTTCTTAGGGCCTATACCTTTTAGTCCATGAATGTTATCTGTACTGTCTCCTGTTAGCATTTGAATACACATTTTGTAATGACCTTGGTCACCGTCAATAAAGTATTGTGTCTTCTTGTTGAAGTTGTAATGCCATCCGGGAACCATGTCAATGTCTTTATCTATGTGAGCTATGATGTAATGTTCACCAGCTTCATAAGCTTCTTGCGCCCATATAGATACAATGTCATCTGCCTCACAGTTGTCAGACTTAAAGCAACCTGTCTCCCATGCGTACTCTGTCACTGCCTCTCGTCTTTCCTTGACCTTAGGATCCAGAGGTGTGCTACTCCTATTACCTTTGTAGTCCTCAGAGATATCATATCGGAAGTTACCCTTGCCTTTGACAGCTACGTAACCTTTGATACTACCTGTGTCACGCATGATGGCATCAAGTGCTTTATCAAAGTAACTCTTTGCTTGTGTGACTGAGTCTGTTGTTACTGCTATACGAAAGATGATTGAGTCAGCGTCTATAAAACACTTATCGAACTCCATCTCTTCTGTCATACAGCTCTTACTAAACATAGTGTAGACTGCATCGTTATTATTGAACATATTTATTACCCTTCTTATTAATGTATTTCTGCATAATTAATACCTATCTTCCCATCCCCATCCATACAAGTTACACCTACAGACTTAGGACCCTCACGGAATCCAGCTACAGATATTTCTAGTACAGTCTTAGCATGTTTAGTTGGGGTAACCCATGCAGTTTCATCATGATAGAACAAGATAGGGTATGTGTTTTCGATACCTAACTCTTTAATCTTCTTGTACTGATAGACTAACGCAGACTTACACGTTATACCTTCCAGTGTTTGAAGTAAATAGTTTAAGAGTTGATGCTCTGAACCTACGATTACTCGTCTGCCATCAGCACCTATGATAAAACCTATACCTGTCTTCATTTTGTTATGGTTGTATTCAGCTGACA